CTTCTAAGCGATCCCATTTCGGTTTGAGGTACTTGTCTACGTCCTTGAGGAGGCGTTGCAATTCTAGGTCTGTTAGCATTTTCTTTTCCTTTGATTTCTCTTTCTTTAAGGAGAGTCTGGGCCGTCTTTAAACGACGATCAAACTCTTTATCTTCACCATCACCTTCTTTCAAGTTTCGGGTAATAGCGTTAATGAGATCAATTTGCAGTTCTTTTGGTGCTATATCTGCTTCAATAGCTAGTTTAACTGCTCTAGCTGCCGACTCTTGAGATTGTGCTGTAAGTGCTGCTGTTTGTGACTGCTGGAACTCAAGTTGTGCTTGCTGCGCCGCCATTGCCATTTGCTGTGCTTCTGGGTTCGGCTCCATAGCTGGCTTCATCGCTGCTAAGAGGTCTTCTCTGTTAGACAGATTCATGTTGTCGATAATAGACTCAACTAACGTGGCGTAAAGCGGAGAGTCTTGCTTCATTGTCTGTAGCAACTGAACTAACTGAGTGACCTCGTATTCCCTCGCTATAATGCCTAGAGTGCTACTAGCATTAAACTTGTAGTCAGCAACAGGGTAGTTCTCAGGGTCAAACTGCATGTAACGATAAGCAGCCTTCTTGACAAAAGGAATTAAGAAGGACTGCTGGAAGTTAATCAGAGTACGTTTATGCCTTTTAATAATAGCACCGAGAGACATACTAATGCCAGAAGCCGTAGCTTCTCCGTTAACTGAACCCGCGAGTCCAGCAGAGTCAACCGCACCAGTAGCTTGTTGTACCATCTGCTGTAAAGCACCCGCCTGAGCAAAGGTAATTTGACTAACTTGTCCAAAGTTAAACGGCTGTAAAATTTCACGCGGGTCTCCACTGGTTAGAATCATCTTGCCCGGACGTACTTCTGGTTTAGCACCTCGTGGCATCCTAGTGGCGTCTACAGCCAACATAGGATGAGTCGTGAGGCTCAGAGCGTCGATCCTAGCGCGTAACTCAGCGTCAAGAGCTTTCTGTGAGTTGTAACCTTTTTCACACACGCCTCGGCCCCAGAACCTAGAGGGTACCACGTCCCAAGGGAAGGCTACGATAGGTCTGTCCTGCATCATGTAAGGGTTAGCTTCTGCTTTCAACAAGACGCCACCATTGGCAATTACTACGACTGCTTCTACGTACTTTGACTTGTTTTTTGTTGATTCCTCTAATTCTACTTCTTCGTCTTCTACTTCATCGTCGCCATCTTCGTCTTTAAAGGCGTGCTCAAGTAGTTCTCTAGGGACTAAACCGTAGTACTTCGTGAGACGTACTTTGTCGTCAGTGTACATGGTTAAGTCTTGGTCAGGCTCTAAGTTAGAGTCAGGAGCAGCAGAACCTACCTGAACGTCTCTGTAGACCCCTTGTTCCTGCAACATCTCTACCTGATGTAAACTTACGAACTCGTCTACAGCAACACCCATAGCGTCGTCTACGCTTGTTGCTACAGGGTCAATGAGGAAGTTCTGAGGCATTACTGGCTTAAGTTTTACCTTGACACGCTCAGTAATGTTGACACCGACAGCCGTTAAGTCACCACCCATGATGGGTTGTGTTGCCGGGGCCATCTCTTTCATTTCTTCAATTACAATCTCGCCAATGCCTGTGCCAAACACTGCGGAATTAATGAGACACTCTGCTACTGCTTTACGAACTTTACAGTCCTCAAAGTCTTCCGTTAGTTTGTTTCTTAAGAACATCACGTCTTGACGCTCTGTGTCACCTGTGTTGTCAGCTATGTCGAACCATTTGCCTCGACCAAAGGTAGCTTCTTCTAGTTCTGCTACGTTGGACTCCACAGCTTGCTGGAGAGCAGGGGCAATAATACGACTTCTTTCTGACTTACGCTCAGAGTCAACAGGGTCCCAGATTCCTCTCCAGAGCCTGTAGTACTCATCAAAGCGTGCTTCGTAGTTTGACTCATAGTGGTCACGCCAGTCTTCACATTTAGTCATTACCCAGTCTTCGATAGTTTCTTCTATCATCAGGGGGTCTTGTTCAAATAGTTCTGTCATATTAGTATCCTGCTACTAGGTCTAAAATTTCATGTTCGTCAATTTCGTAGTCGTAGTCGTACGCCACGTGTGCAAGCTGGTCAATATAAGCTAAAGCATCAACTAAGTCATCGTGAGTTAGTGGATCAGGGAACTGAAAGAGCTGGTCTAAGAACCTAGAGTTCCACTCTCCTTTCTTAAGTGTTACGAAGCCATTCTCAAAGCGCCCCTGTAACGCCCACATGACCCTGTCAGTCTTCTTTTTATTTCCGTGGGTAAGTTCCTCGACTCTAAAGAACGTCCCGTGACGCTTCTGTAGGTCCACCAGAGGGGACATTACGGCCTGCTTTGCTATACCCCTCTCAATACCCACGCTAACTGGTTCATAGTCACGCACTGCTTGGAAGATCTTGACCGCTGTTTCGTCTAAAGTCCACCTACCGTAAATAATGTTTTCAACAAACCAACCATTAGCATTAACTTTAACTACAACAATTGCCGTCTCGTCTAGCTTAGTGTTCTTTGTGCGCTTCTTGTTTACTTCTTCAAAACCCGCTAAGTCAACTGCAATGTAGTAGTCTCCTTCACCACTACTATCTTCTCCGAACTTTACCCAGTCCTCTTTAAACATTTCTGACCCACGAGCTTCAAATGACGCCATAAATTCCTGACGAAACGCATAGCTTGACATAGATTTCTTAGCAGTATCAATTTCATTTGGGTCCAAGATTGGGTTGTCGTAGGAAGTAAAGTGCCATGCTTTGTAAGTCTCGTCGTCACCTAGCTCTGCGTATTTATATAAGTCGTAGAAGTGGTTGCGACCCATTGGTGTCCCAATGAACATGGCACAGCCCTTTTGGTCAGCCAAGGCAGGTCTTAGGATCTGCTCAAATACATCAGGCTTCATGTCTGCGTATTCGTCCAACACTAGGAACTTAAGTGATACACCACGCATTGTCTCTGGTCTATCGGCCCCTTTGAGGCTTATGGTTGCACCGTTGACTAACTTAATCTGCAAGTTGTTAATATGGCTACCTGAGATAACAGGGTTCCCTAGTTCCAACAAGGTCTGCCACATGATGTCACGTGCCTGTCCCTGTGTTGGCGCTACGTAGAACACGTGGCCCCTCTCGGCCTGCAAAGCGTTTACAATAAGCAACCAAGCAGCAAGCCTGGACTTCCCTGTACGTCTACCTGCTGCTACAATCTTGAATCTAGTGTTGTCTGCCCAGACCTCTTGTTGCCACGGGAGTAACTCAATGTCAAGATCCATCAAAAGTTTAGTCTAGTAGTTGCAGGGACTAACTCAAAAGAAATAATACTGGCAAATGTAGAACTAGCTTCAGGAGTAATGTTGATCTTGTCTCCTTCCTTGAGTACTACCCAAGCTCCTGCTTCACCACCAAAGGTTAAGAAGTCTCCCGCAGAGACGCTCTTGCCGGCCACAAAGTCAATGTCAGCAGCCCCATGTACCCAACGTGCAGCAAAGTCCTTACTACTTCCTCCTATATTAGAAACAAATAGATAAGTTACAACTGCGTCGTAACCAGAGGGGGCCTCTAGGATAGTGTTGGAGGATCCAGCAGTCAACTCATGACCATGGGAAAACTTCATTAGTACAACCACATTACAGGGGTAGTACCACGTGTATCCACATGCACAAAGGTCTTAGCAATGCCTATGCCTGAAAAGCCAAGGGCTAAAGCCTGCTTAACGATGTCGTACCTGTGGGATGCACTGGTGGCTTTGATGTCTGCTGCGATGCCTTGGGCATGGGTCCCCGGAACTTCCTTAGAAGACTCTATAGGATGCTCTATGGGGTGTCTATAACCGCTTGTTATGACAAACGGGAACCCACACCCAGCACGTAAACGATCAAGCTTTTGTAGGAACTCCGGTTCCATCTTGTTCTCACCAGTGACTTGGCAGTTGAACTCATCTAATGTAAAGTACTTAAGACTCACTCACTACTTCTCCTTCGATAATGCCACTGTCGTTTACGTCTACAGTACCAACACCAGTGATGTTGATCTGTATGGCGTTTCTACCACCGTCCTTGACTACTTCTCGCTCAAATGCACTCACGGGCAACATACGGTCCATAATTAGCTTCCAAGCAGAAGCTTGATTCTTATGGTCGTGGTCCAAAGCAGCATCAAAAATAGTCTCAAGGACCTTTTTAGACTTAGGTGAAGCCAGCATACGAGCTTTGTACTCGTTGATAATCGCAGCGTCACCCTTGGGTCTACCCACTTTACCCTTGTTACCGGGTTTTAAAGCAGCTACTTCTGACTTACGGGGTCTGCCACGGCCTCTTTTTTTAACTTCAGCAGGCTCATCGGTCATAACACAAATTGTCCCTAATTACAACAATAGTATAACATAAGTTTACACGCAAGTCAAGCTATTTATGTCTTAGTAGTGGCAGTAGTAGTAACACGAGTTAAATCATGGGCTTACATGTGTTTAAATAAGGGCTATTTTTCCTAGTTTTCACCTTTTTTGTGCCTAGGTAGGTACTACAATTGTTAACACCTGTCAACCCCCTCCCCCGGGGTCAACTCGTGCATACTTTTGCCGTGTTGTCAAGGGTTTTCTTGCGTAGCAACATTCGTGCCAACATTAGCAGCGCCCAAGGTTGGCACGAGTCTTGCTAGGGCGCAGAGTTGGCATGGGTTTTGCATGGGGTGCAACATTCGTGCCAACATGAGGCGCGCCTAAGGTTGGCACGAGTCTTGCATGATGTGCAACATGCGTGCCAGTGTTGGTGTTGGCATGGGTTTTGCAAGTGTGAAAGCCTAGGTTGGACCCTATAGAGTCCAGGCGCCAAGCACAACACGAGGCACAACACAAGCACAACACGAGAACAGCACGAGAAAATAAAAGTAAAATAATTGTTGACAAGATTAAAACCTGTGTTATTATAGGTTCATCAGCTAACAACACGAGGCGAAACAATGTCATACGACGATGCAATAG